AGGTAAAACCCTAGTGTTCCACAACAAGCTATCAGCATTTAAATTTGGATTCCATGTAAATGAAGTGAGATAAGATTCTCTTTTAACATAATCGAGAATACCCATCTCATCAGTTCCTTCAAGACCAACAGTTCGTGAATCAACAGTGAGTTCTGCTTTACTGTCCAAAGTCAACTTCATGGCAGCATCAGCTGCATCGGTATTAGCCAAATTACCTTGCGGCAATGGTTTATACAAAGCTATGTCAGTAATGATATTTGGGCGCGAATAACCAAACATTTGGGCAATCTTACTGGTAGCATTAGCTCCAATTTGAGTTGCCGTCATGTAAGGTCCTATAACTGGTAGACTGGACAAAGAACCAGCCGCTTTAGCAATAGCTGCAGCAGGCTTGGAAATAATGCCTTGTCCATATTCGTCCCTAGAATTTAAAGTATTGCTGGTATCGTTAACAGAATTATTCTTTTTACCACGTCGCCCGCTTTGCGAGGACAATGGTGGATCAAAACCTGTGGGTATAGTTAATACTATATCCTCAGCCCAGATATAAGTAGTGATGGTGACTGGATCATTACCTCCATTTGCATGGAGGAGATTACCGAAAGAGGCAATAACCACCTCTCCCATGTCATTCCAATCAGCATCTGGAATCCTTAGATAATTCTGCGGCCAGAAAAAAGGTACACTCAATTCACCACCAGTATTCTTGGTGGGATTCAAGAAAAAGTGGGGCTTTTGTGAAGCTTGGATCAAGTCCTGAGTAATGAAATTACGACTAACAGTAACTTGATCTCCTTGTGTATACGGATTATATGAAACTAATGCACGTCCATAATGAAATTTCGTACCCGAAATAACCATTTTGAAACGCAATTTCATCCTAAGTAATTCATAATTCTTAATCTTATCGCGAACATAAGGATTTTCACAAAACGCTGCCCAGGGATTAAACTTATAGAAAAACGGCTGTCCAACTATCCAAGTTTGAGCAGATTGACGAATAGGGCGCTTAAGAAAATTCCCAAGCTCACTATCATCATTATTTGCCAAATCCATAGTGGAATCGTACATCCCTACCATTTCGGTCGTCCAACCAGCATCTTGATCAGCAAATGAAGTAATTTGTTCTGTAGTCATAGAAGACATCTCCGCCTCGGTAAGTCCGGGCGGAGGTTGACTATCACTAACAACTCCAGACTGAGATTCGAATATCATACTTTCTAAGTAAGCAATTCTCTTGGAAAGTTGAACCACATGACGATACTTTTTATTCAATTTGTCTCTCAATTCCTTATTTAGAACTCTGAGGGCTTCCACCTCATCTCTCTTGTCGAAAGACAACACACGAGAGATGCCCCTTAAATTGGGTACAAAATTACAGTTTTTATTGAGGTCTGTTTCCTCCAAAATTGTATGAAAATTTGAAATGTAATTTATGAAATATTATGAGCGGCACATCAATCGACAACATAACAGTGCTATTTTGTTGGGCGTCACCCCATCGCTAAATAACGATTAATATATACAATGACTGTCCGTGTAGCTGTCCACGGAAGCTAGGTAATGCAGAACCTAGCAGGCCGCGCGTTAATCAAAC